TCATAGGTATATGTCCTGACCGACCCGCGGTAAACGTAGCCTTAGGCTGCGTAAACCTCTTCAGTGCGGAGTAAACCGACAGCCTGAAGCTTTGCGAAAGTTTCGCCAACTAAAAAATGTAACCATAGATTAAAGTGATAGGGAACCTCTCACTACGTGCACTCCATGCTTGACCATACCAGTCAAATCCATAAAACACCCCCATATTTTCAAAGAACACTACAAATATAAATATAAATCTTAAACAATCAAATCACTTTCGAACATTTACAACAGAATAAAAGATGTCACCGATTTCGACATAGACAGTAGACACTGAGATATAATGGTAATCATCGTCCATCAAGATATTCCAGTGTGGCGGACTACCTTTGTATTGTTCTAAAAATTGACAGGTATCTTCAGTATCTCCTTCAAAGTTAGATGCACAACATTCACCAATTCCATTTATCCCTACTCTTTCAGACCTGTTATGTAAACTATTATCACCACTACCGTGACTAATTTTACCATTACTGGCTTGCCACTGATTCCACGGAGATGAAATCATTTCTTCCATATTAGAATCATACACCAATAGATGCACACCCAACTTTCTTCTATGTTTGTTTATCTCATTAAAAAGTCTTTGACTCATTTCTCTTACTTCTACCACGATAACCTCATCGGGTATTTCACAAGGTTCTTGACCAGGTAAAACCTCCCTTGTTGTACAGTCAATAAGTGTATGACAACCAAAAGCGTCTATCTGCCAACAAGTTATACCAGAGTTAAGATTAAGACTATCCCAATTGTCTAATATTTCTTGAGGTGTTTGTGATAATAAATTGTTAAACAATGATAGTGTGACGACTAATAAAATTGTGAGTAGTTGATTCATAGTTGTAAATATAGTTACTTTTTTTAGATATACCAACTATTTATTTAAAAAATATTTTATGAAAAAAAATATAATTTTAGAAGTTAGTCGTATAAAAGAAATTATGGGACTTATTAATGAGCAAGATGAGGAAACAAATGTAAACCCTGATAGTTGGGAGGAATATGGTAACGGTGAACCTGCTGAGTTATTCGAAGAAAAAGCAACTAATTCCTCCAAGAAATATATGAATGCTGATTTAGAGGGTGACACAACTATTGATTGGGTAACGACATCTAAATTTAGAAAACTTATTACAGATATTGATGAAAGATTTGTTGATTCTTTTAAAGAATGGAAAGTATCACCCGTTGTTGGTGAATATCTTTATTCTCCAATCACTTCTTTTGGTGGGGTTAGTTTTGATAGAAATAATGATGTAAATCCTGATTTTAATCCTGCTGCCAGTAGAATAGGTAATACAAGTAGACCTACACATAAAAACGATGATGGTGATAAGTATTGGGGTGTGGTCATTCCTTCTTTAACTTCTGAAGAAAAACTTGGTTTTATGCAATACATAGAAAAATATGTAAATGATAACTATGGTGGAAGTTATCAAAGAGCGTCTAGAAAAATTGAGTCAATCGTTGTTAAAAAAGGTAAAATAACAGAACAAGAAGGAGAAATAAACGAAAAAGACGCTTTGTTATCAGATTATTCATTTAATGGCGTTGAGAATGATGTATTTGTTAACAATAGTTGGGAGTTGGGTGAGGATGTTAAGCGTTTTATAAATGAAACGCGAGATTTAATACGACAAACATTGTCTGAAAACCCTGGCACAACCGCAGAGTTTACAAATACTGTTGAAATAAACGGTAAAAAGACCAATACAACATATAGTATTTCTACTTCAGCATCAAGAATTAGAAACACTGGACAAGCCAAAGATATGACATTCGCTCAATTATCACAGAGAAGAGCACAATCTGTCGATGCATATGTTAGACAACAACTTGAAAGTTTTGTAAGGATTCCTGAGCCGACGATAAACTCTAACGGAACTAACGGTGACGGCTCATCAGGACCAAATCCTCCATCGCCTTATCAATTTTTTAATCGTCAAGGTGAACTTATACCAAAAGGAAATGAAGGAAGAGATGATTTAGGACAACCGTTAAGTAATGTAAATCAGTATGAGAGATTTAAATATTGTAGAGTAGTCTTTGCGGTTAAATTTAGAAATGATGAAGAAAAACCTAGCACACCACCAATAAAAATGTTAGGTGAATGGTCTATAGACATTCGCGATGGTAGAGAAGGTGGAGGAAAAATTAAAATAAAATTCCCACCATTAAAATGGAATAAAGGTGGTTCTAACAATAGTAGTGGTGGAGGACATATCTCTTGTGCAGCATACAACTAATGAACATCATACAAATACTTAACGAGGGTAAAAAGGAGCGTATAATAGATAAGTTCCGAAGCCAACTCGAACCATTAGGTGACGAGGCGTTAAAGGTTGCCGAACAAATAATAGAAAACGACCCAAGTATAACAAAAAAATATTCAGAGTGGGCGGTTAAACAATTTATAGAAGAAATAAAAAACCCTACATCTACAGTTGTAGGTGGAGGAGTACCAAACAGAGTCGCCGATATATTAGAGACCTATATCAAAAATTATCATAATATTATTGACCGTTTATCAACTCAAAAAGTTGATGATATATTTAAAGTTTTAAACTTATCCGGAAAATTTAGCAGTGAAAGTACTGAGAAGAAAATAAAGTTAAATCCAAAAGATATAACATCATTTGACACTATTAACGATTTATTTCGTTTTGTAAATAGGTACGATGATTATTTAAGTGAAATAAAAACTAAAAGTGAAGTAAAAAAAGAAGTTGAAAAGGTTTACGAGGACAATAGATTTTTAATTATACGACCTTTATCCCACAAATCATCATGTTACTACGGGGCAGCTACCAAATGGTGTACTACGACAGAGAATAACGATGACTATTTTAACAAATATACGTCAAGAGGTAAGTTATATTATATAATTGATAAAAAGTCTTCAGATAGAACGTATGGTAAGATGGCTCTTTTGGTACCGTTTGGTAACGGGACTCCTGAAATTTATAATCAACAGGATGGTGGTGAACGATACACATTTTTGTTAGAAAGGTTCGCGCCGATTAAAGAAGAAATTAAAAAATTAACCGAACTGGGTGATGATTATGAAACCTTAAAGAAAATTAAAAACAATCCTAAAATTACGATGTATGAAGGGTTAACCTCACATTTTTTTGATAGGTTTGATGGTGAAAATGCGATTTTTAATTTCAGTAATGAACTTAAGAATTATTTGGACTTTATGGAAGATGAGATTGGTGAAGATGCGATAGGTTATTATCTATGGGCATATGAAAACCCTAACGGTGATTTCTTTTATGACTCCGCAAGGTTTGATGATGATATGAGAGAAGGTTACCCACTTTACACATTAACACCTGAACATGTTGACATATTACGTTCTATTGTTGAGATAATAGAACCTGAGTTGTTAGAATCATTTGATGGTAGTGAAATTAAACGTGATGGTGATTGGGACGTAAAATTGTCGAAATTTATAGAAGACCGATTACCAAAACTATATGAAGATTTTGGTTATTTGTATTCTGAGTCGGAGGATAGGTCTACACACGAAGGTGTGATAAAACATATTGAAGATGAAATATGTAACCTTTATGATGAAATAGGATTAACAAAAGTTGACGATGAAAATTGTTTTGGTCAATATAAAATTAGTATTGATAAACTTATTGATATCTATGAAGATAATTTAGATTATAATAAAGAGTTGTCCTCGGAGCAGGTTTTGGAGAATATAATCCAACAAAATGTTCATTTGGACACATATTTTATGGATAGTGTAAATGAATATCAGGATTGGGATGTGTTTAATGACTCATTTAACAGTGATATGACAAATCTATTGGAAAACACTTTAGAAGGTTTAGAAATGGATGAGGATATTGTTACTGACGCAACTGAGTATAGAAGTATATTAAACTACATCAGTAAAAAGTTCGGGTTAAATCGACCATACCCAATAAAAACCGCAGAAGACGAAACTCAAATAATTTTCACCGGAGTAAACCCAAAAAACTCAAAAATTAATTTTGATTTGGTAAAACCTGACGGTGAAAGAAAAAAGGGAAGTGCGAAGTTGACAACAATAATTAAACTGTTGAACAACTACACACTTTTTGACCCTTTTTAAATCTCCTCGTTTTCCAATAAACGTTCACGGATAAGTAGATACAAATCAGCCATATCCTTCATATTTAAAGTAATAGTATCTCCATTACTTTTACTTTCAATCTCAATTGAGTCATCTGAGATGTTAAAGTAATGGTTATCACTTTCTTCCCAGTCTACTGACTCATAATTATACTCCTCATCCTCACTATTGAATAGATTACCTTGACCGTAGTAATCGTATGTAGGTCTAATGTAAGTGTACCCAAACTTATTTAAACCAAGCTCATTTACAACACCAAGAGCTAAATTTAAAGAATCTTCAACATCCTTTACAACTACAAACTCAGATGTCGAATGCATGTTGTAATAACCACAAGAAAAATTAATACATGAAAAATCACCTTTTTGTTTAATTTGTGAAACATCAGTATAAGGATGGGATTGAAGATAAGGAGATACTCCCATAGAGTTTTCAAAGATGGGGGTAATACGTTTAATAAACTCACCATTACTCTCAAATAAACGAATTCCCGAACAAACTTCGGTAATCAAATGATTTCCAGGTGCGTCAAATTGAATCGCATACCCCACATCCTTGAGGAACTCAACATCACACTCTCTAGAGCCGTGACATCCGGTCTCTTCAGATACGAATAGACCAACCTTTATGTGTGACAAAGTGCGAAGGAGTTCGAGTGCCAAGAAAACACCACATTTATCGTCACCACCAATTCCCGTTGGATTTCCTTGTGGTGTATACCCTTTTAAAGATAAGTTTAGTTCTTCAGTAAACGTTCGACCAAAAGTGGGTGGTTTCTCAAGACTCTCCTCCTCAACAACAATGTCATCAATCAATTCATGAACTGTATCGGTATGAGCAACAAACATAGGATAAAATTCACCTTCAGATAATTCTCCTTTAGTGACATAAACATTGTTCATGTGGTCAGTACGATACGTAACCCCATCAATAGACTCAAGAACATTACAAATGTATTTAATCATTCCATCCTCCTTATAGGTTTTTGTTGGAACTGATAAAACCTCTTTGAGTCGATTGAGTTGTTTATTTTTCATTTATTGGTTGATTTGATTACAAATATAGTAAATTATTTACAGTAAACCAAATAAAAGGGGAGAAATTACCTCCCCTTTGTTAGTATAACCTCTTCTTTACCTTTCATTTTAAGTTTACAGGGTTTACCTTCTACGATATTACCTCTTAATACTTCTTCTGAAATTAAATCCTCGATTTTTTCTTGAATCGCTCGTTTTATAGGTCTTGCACCATACTTTTCATCAAATCCAACCTCAGACAAAAACTTTTTAACCTTATTGTCGATAGATACTTTATACCCCAACTTAACTAATCTACGGTTAAGTTTCGATAGTTCGATTTCAACAATTTTTTCAACCTCGTTTTCTTTTAAGGGATTAAAAACCACAACTTCATCTACACGATTCAAAAACTCAGGGGTGAAGTGATTTTTAAGTTCCTTTTGTAGTAAGGACTTTTTCATTTCTTCGTTACTTGACATACGAGTTTTAGTGTCAAATCCAACACCAGTACCGAAGTCTTGTAATTTCTTAACACCTAAGTTTGAGGTCATTATAATGAGACAATTTTTAAAATTAATCTTACGACCAAACGAATCTGTTAAATGACCATCATCCATCATCTGAAGTAGAATTGAAAAAATGTCTTTATTCGCTTTTTCTATCTCATCAAAGAGTACCACAGAATATGGTTTATTTTTAACTGCTTCAGTTAATTGACCTCCTTGGTCATATCCGACATATCCAGGAGGAGAACCTATAAGTCTACTCATTGAATACTTCTCTTGATATTCTGACATATCTACTCTAATCAAAGATTCTTCATCTCCGAAAATTTCTTTAGCTAATTGTTTAGCCAAGTGTGTCTTACCAATTCCTGTAGAACCTAAAAAGATAAATGAACCGATAGGTCTATTAGGGTCTTTAATACCTACCCTATTTCTTCTAATAGACTTAGAAATTGTTTTGACCGCCTCTTCTTGTCCGATAACAGAGTTATTAAGATTACTTTCTAACTCCAACAAAGATTCTTTATCATCTGAATTTAACTTAGACAATGGAATTTTAGTCATAGTAGAAACTACCTCATAAACCATTTCTTCGGTAATCTCTTTTCTTTTCTCATCCTTCTCACTTTCGAATTTTTCTTTTTCAAATTCAAGACGAGAAAGAATCTTTTTCTCTTCATCTCTTAATTGAGCCGCTTCCTCATATCTCTGACTTTTTACGACTTGGATTTTCTTTTCTTTTATACTAATAGCGTCTTCTCTGAGTTTCTCTATAACTTCAGGAAATTTAACATTGATTTGAGCTTTAGCCCCAACCTCATCCATAACATCAATAGCCTTATCAGGAAATTCTCTATCAGTAACATATCTCCCTGATAAAGAAACACAAGCCTCTAATGATTCATAACTATATGACACTTTGTGATGGTCTTCATATCTAGACTTTAAGTTCTCTAAGATAACCATTGTTTCTTCAGGTGTAGACCCATCGACCATCACTTTCTGAAAACGTCTTTCCAAAGCTCCATCTTTCTCTATATTTTCACGATATTCATCAAGAGTTGTTGCTCCGATGCACTGAATCTCACCTCTCGCTAGTGCCGGTTTGAATATATTCGACGCATCTAGTGAACCTGAGGAATTACCAGCGCCTATAATAGTATGAATCTCATCAATAAACACTACAATATCATGGTTATCATGAAGTTCGTCCAAAATGACTTTCATTCTTTCTTCAAACTGACCTCTATATTTTGTCCCCGCCACTATAGAAGTCATGTCTAACGACACGATTCTTTTATCACATAGGTTTTGAGGACAATCCCCTTCAAAAATTTTCATAGCCAAACCCTCAACTATTGCAGTTTTACCACATCCAGGTTCACCAACAATAATAGGATTGTTTTTCTTTCTTCTAGAAAGAATTTGCGCAATCCTTGTTATTTCTACTTCTCGACCTACAACAGGGTCTAATTTACCTTCCGACGCTAACTTAATTAAATCTCTGGAAAAATTATCCAGAACAGGGGTTCTGGAGTTACTAACTTCTTTTTTCTTTTTCCCTCCTCCTTTTTCGTTTGGGTCTACTGATTCTATCATAATCTTAAATAATTTTATATAAATATAGTAAATATTACACCATTAAATCAAGAGTTGACGTTATGTCACTTCATAAGGTTTTAATCTGACATAATGTCAGATTAAAACTACTACAGTCTTAATTTTTTATAATTTTTACAATTAAAGTGTAAAAATAAGACTAAAAGTTAAAGATACCAATAAAAACATGTGTTTTTTATCATTAGAAGTATTTATAATAAAATATTATTATGAATAAACGTGTTTTAAATGAAGTAAAACGTAATCGTGAGTTAATGGGTATTAACGAATCTGAACTTGATGAACAAGGATTTTTGAGAGGAGTAAGAGATGGTATCAAGAAAGGTTTTGAGGCTGCTAAGGATTTTTTGAAGGATAAATTTAATAAAGATGGTGATGAGGTTGATGTCGATAAAGTTGATAATGATGAGATGCTTAAGTCGGGAGACTATGGGTTATTCTCATGGGAAATGTATCCAGAATATACACTGTTTTTTTATAAGGGTCAAAATAGGGAAGTTATAGAGAGAAAGATGAATTTTTTTTTAAACTCAGAATTTGATATAGACAATCCCCTTGAATATAAAGAGGCTTTACTGAATTCTAAAGTTGATACAACAACAGGTGAGGTGGATGGGTACAAAGTAAAATATAAAGTACCTAATAATCTAATTGATGAAAAACTAAATGTCGATTAAAACAGAAAGAATAAAAGGTAAAAAAATTATTTGTGAGATTGACTCATCTACAGTGAAATTCGCTGAGTATGATACGTCCACACAAAAACTTTTAGTCACGTTTAAAGGTGAGATACAATATGAGTATAGTGAAGTACCTCATTCTATCTTTACTAAGTTTAGAATGGCAGAATCTCAGGGAAGTTTTTTTAATAAAGAAATTGGTAAAAAGTTCGATTATAAAAAAATAGAAAAAGATGGATAAAATAATTAGTAGTTTTTTTGTTAAGGATACTCTTAATCCCGAAATATGGGATAACTACGATAATGTTGAAGAATCTAAAATGAAACCGGAGATAAGAAACGGTCTTTTAGATATTGCGAACGAGTTTATTGATTTTTTGGGATTTGATATTTTTGTTCAAGATATTACTATGACAGGTTCATTAGCTAATTTTAACTGGTCTGACTATTCAGATATTGATTTACATATAATATATGATTTTAAAGAGTCAGGAGAACAAGAAGAAATATTTAAAGATTTATTTAACTTAAAAAGAACGGTGTTTAATTCACAACATGATATTACCGTTAAAGGATATGAAGTTGAGTTATATGTTCAAGATATGAATGAGCCTCATATGTCGACAGGTGTTTATTCAGTTCTTTATAATGAATGGATGAAACAACCAAAACCGGAAGAAGTAATAATAGATACGAAAAAGATAGAATCTAAATCTCAGAATTGGATGGATATTATTGATAATACGATAGAAGATGTGGAAGAAGAAATCGATTTAGATTCAGCTTTATTAAAATTAGATTCGGTTAAAGACAAAATAAAAAAATTTAGAAGTGGTGGGTTAGAAAAAGGGGGAGAATACTCTTATGAAAACTTAGTTTTTAAATTTTTACGTAGAAACGGATATATACAAAAACTGTTCGATAATAAAAATGAATTGATTGATAAAACACTCTCAATCAAAGAAAATTTATCAGATAGTTAAATAAAATAGAAAATTATGTATTTACGGTATATTTATTAAAAAAATATAAACATGGCAATCACGGGATGTACATATAGCGCAGATTCAACATACAACTTATACACTGGTGGAACTCCTACAGTTCATCCTAGTATGAATACTGTAGAATATAATGACGAATTATCAGCATACACAATAACAGAATCAATTCAGTGTAATTTAGTACAGTTAGGTGGTAATGGTGTTTTCTCTTAAAAAAAATTAAAAATGGCAGATTTAAACCCAATAGGAAGTGAAAAATTACAAGGAGACAATAAAATTAGACGTATCCTAGAAATTGCTCGTTATAACGAGACCACTCAGAATTTGAATGAAAATAAATCCGATTATACTATACAACTCGCAGATGGTAATGTTTACAGTATTGTACACGAAAAAAGTGGTTATATAGTTAAAAAAGGAATTAACGAAAGTGAATTAGATTATATTAATCCTATGAAGAATAGAAAATATTATCGTTCTTATTCACAAGCTATGAAAAAAATAAACCTAATTGCCGGTGAATTGAATAGGATTCACGAACATAACGAAAATGTTGATTTAATAGGTGAACAAAAAAAGTTTGTACTTAAGACACCTGAACCAGAAGTTGAACCGTCACCTGAAGCTTCGATGAGTGATATGGGAGGTGATTTAGATTTAGGAGGTGGAGAAGAAGAATTAGATTTAGATATGGATTTAGAAACACCTGAAGGTGAAGAAGAATTAGATTTAGATATGGATGTACCTGAAAATGATGTTGAATCAGAGGAAGACGAGATAAGTTTTAAAATGATTCAAAAATTAACAGGTAAGTTAGGACAAAAACTAAGAACATTAGATAACCAAGATGGAATGTCTTCAGAAGATATAAAATATGTTTTAAACTCAATAATATCTGCAGTAAATTTAGAGTCTTTAAGTGAAGAAGATTTAGAAGACGTATTATCCAATTTTGAAGATGAAGAAATTGATTACGGAACTGAGGGTGATATTGACATTGAGTCGGGTGATGACGAAATGGATTTTGACTTAGACATGGAAGAAGAACCTGTTGGTGATGAAGGGTCACCTATCGATGGTGTATTAGATGAAGTTTTTACTGAGTCTAAAATCGAAAAAGTATTATCAAACTATTTTGATATAACTGAAGGTGAAAAGAAAGAAACTGAAGATAAAAACGTAAAAAGGTTTATTTTAGAAAAAGTTCAAAACTCAAAGGTGAAGTCTGAAATTAAAGAATTATCAGAAACAGTAGAACAACAATTATCGTCAGAATTTATAATAAAAGAAAATAAAAATACTAAATTCTTAGGTAAAACAAATAAAGATAACTTAGTATTTGAAGTGGAAGGTAAACAACTCAAGATATCACCTAGCGGGGAAATACTATGAGACTAATATACGTCAACGAATTAGGGCCCAATTATAAAGGAGATAATATCTATGAATTTATATTTTCTGACGTAGAAGAAGTGTGGGGTGAAGAATGGGATGTTGAACCGGCATCGGGGAGACCTTCACCACCTAATATTGAATACATTAAAAAAGTCGGTGTTTTGAGAAACTCAGATATTGAGTTAAACTTAGTACAAAACTCAGACTTTTTTTCTGTTTATGACTCTGTAGAAGATGTTATAGCCTTAGGGTGGGAAAAATCAGAATTAATCGAAGATGACAACATCAAACGTTTAGTTTTTAGATTTGGAGAGACGGTAAAATCCGTTGAAGATAAATTATACGAAAGGGATGTTGTCCTTTCATATGAAAAAAGTTTTGTAAATCATGAAGAATAAAGAACAAAAAATCGTAAGACTTCTTGAAGAAGGTTTCTCATATGAGACTATTAAAAAGATGTCTAATTTACATATTAATAAAATATGTGAAAGTTTGGATGAGGTCGACACCGTTAGTACAACCACAAAAGTTTATAAAGACGGTGACAAAGAAAAGTTTACACAGGATGTTAACAACATGATTCAATCAGGTAAAAAAGGTCAAGTAGGTAAAACTGAGACAGGTGATGATACTTTAACGACAAAAAGTAGTGAAGTTTCTGAAGATAGTGACTCTGATAAATCTTTAGAAAAAGAGTCAGGATTTAATCCTTATGATGGTAATAGTGTAGGTAATGATGATGGTCCTAGTAACTACGGGGTCAACCCCAACGCAGGGGGAGACGGAATGGGGATTGCAGAAGAAGAAATTAATGAAGAAGAAGTAATAGAAGCCTTATTTGGTAAACCCAAGAAAAAGATGAAAAGACCTATCGGAACTTTAACTACTTTAGGTATGTTTGAACAACAGGAATTATCTGAAAAGTGTTGGAAAGGGTATGAAAAAAAAGGTATGAAAACTATGTTCGGTAAAAAATACCCAAACTGTGTTAAAAAGAAGAAAAAAACACAAAAAGAAGAAAAAGTTAGACAGATTGAAGAAAATATTGTATCTTTGATTAAGAAAACTAAAGGGAAAGTGATAACTAAGAAAGATATTTTAGAGGAACAGCCTAATGTTGCTCCTGTTAAACCTACGGTAAAACCAGGGGTGAAACCTGAGAGAGGTAACCCTTATAAGCCAAAACATAGCCCAAAACCTAAGGCTGGAACTGAAGTTAAACCGGCAAAACCTACGGTAAAACCAGGTGTTAAACCTGAAAGAGGTAATCCTTACAAACCGAAACATAGTCCAAAACCTAAGGCGGGTGAAGATACAGGATTGCCTGAGTTCTTAAAATTTAATAACTTAAATATAAAATTTAGAGATGAGTGATTTAACTAACAAAATACGAAAGGCTGTGAAAGAGCAAATCGAATACGATGGTCCTGAAAGAATGGATAGAGAAATCGAGAGAAAAATTTCTGGTGGTGAAACACCTATTTCCGATAATCCTGCACTACCTGGTAAAGAAAACGATGAGTTTGACAATTCTTTTGCTGAATTAATTGCTTCTACAAGATTTAAAGAAGTGGTTGATAGAGTAAAAAACTACACTGGTATGGAAGAAGTGTCAGGTCAAAATGCATTTATGCAATTGCAAATGATGTTAATGCAGGCTGTACAGGAAGTTAAATCTATAGAATCCAATAATGAGGGTTATTTAGAACAATTATCGGTAGACTTAGTTAAACAAGAGTTATCACTTCCCGATGATGCGTTTCAATACGATGTAGAGTTACAGTCAATGCCAGGTCAAATAGATACGTCTAATATGATTTCTGAACCAGAAGAGATTGATGACGAGGAAGTACAACAACAATTTGGGGTTAGTTCAGATGAGGCAGAAGACGATTTAGAAAACTTTATGGCGGCTTTTGAAAAGTTTGATTTAGAGAAAGCTAAAAGAAGATTCATTAACTCATTAATACAGGGAGCGTCAAAAAAGGGTCATTACATGTTTCACCTTGTTGAGGAACAGTTAAATAACATTAACCCTAGATTACTAAATCTTTATGGTGTTCTAATGTCTATTAATGATTTACTTTATTGGATAATGCCAGACCAAATGATTATGTCCGCAGCCGAAAGTGGTGATGGGGTACAGGGTTCTGAAGAAGTCGATGATACGACAGACCCACCTACTATTAAAGCTAAAGGTCTATTCTTTCCTGTATTAGTACATGAATTAATTAAAGGAGTTTATGAGGTGTTAGGTACGTCAGGATTACCCGACGACCCTAAGGCAGCTGATATGGTTATGGGTCAAACTGACACACTACCATATGAAATATGGGATTTAAGATTAGGTCCCGTTATTTGGGACAAATTTAAAGCGTCATATCCCGACAAACTATATGAAGACGACATGAGAGAAGTACAAAATTATCTATTCTCACGTTTTTCAGCTTTATCTACAGACGAATTTTTTGAAGTGGCTCGTTTAATTATTTCAGGTTCAGACGAAGGGAAACAAATTGTTTCAAAAATGGTTAATGAAATTATTGAAGAACTTAAAGGGTATGAGTATGAAGACGCAATGTCACAGTATACTGACGATGACGATGACGATAGTGATGATGGACTTTCTGACCTATTGGGTGACTTAGGTATTTCCTTAACATAAAAGTTATTTAAAATGTCTATATGGCGTTAACAAAAGAAAAGGTATTATTAGAATATGCGAGGTGTGTAAAAGACACCTCGTATGCATTAAAAACATATTTACAGACTTATGATAATACTCAGTCTAAATATGTTCCTTTAAAATTATTTCCTGACCAAGAGTATTTAATAAATGATTATGACACTTTTGAAGAAAATATAGCACTTAAATATAGACAGGCTGGAGTATCTACCGTAACATCCGCTTGGATATCTAAAAAATTAGTCACAGCCTCTAAAACTAAACCAGAAAAAATTCTTATAATCGCCAATAAACTTGATACGTCTGTTGAGATGGCAAGTAAAATCAGGGCTTTTATGGACCAGTGGCCTTCTTGGTTCGGTGTAGACTTCTCCAACGAGAAAAACTCTCAAAGACATTATAAATTAACTAATGGGTGTGAAGTAAAGTCAGTCGCAACATCAAAAGACGCACTTCGTGGATATACCCCTACGATTCTTGTGTTTGACGAAGCGGCATTTATTGAGGCTGATAATGACTTTTGGTCTGCGTGTATGGCATCCCTATCTACAGGAGGTAAGGTAATTGTAATATCCACACCTAATGGATTCGACCCGATATATTACTCTATTTACGACCAGTGTTTAAGGGGTATGAATGACTTTAAAATTACTGAAATGTTTTGGTATCGTGACCCTCGGTACGCTAAAGATTTAAAACTTATTAAATGTAATGATATTGTTCATTATATGTTAAATAGGGAGGATTACAATGACGACGAAATTATTATAGAGTATGGTCACATATCTCCTATGGAAAGAAATTTTGAAGAAATTAAATCTAAATTTCTTGAAGGGTACAAACCGTATTCTACGTGGTTTGAGGGTATGGCTAAGAAACTTAAGTTTGATAGACGTAAAATTGCTCAGGAATTAGAGTGTAATTTCTTGGGTTCAGGTGATAACGTAATACCTAATGATACTGTGGAAAAAATAAAGGAAAACTTTATTGTTGAACCAGAAAACAAGTTTATGGGTGGTGCGTTATGGCAGTGGAAAGAACCTGTTGTTGGTCACAAATATATTATGGGTATTGACGTATCTCGTGGTGACAGTGAAGACTTTACTACCTTTTGTATTATAGATTTTGATGAGAGGGAACAAGTTTTAGAGTATTTAGGTAAAATACCTCCTGATGTCGCGGCTGAGGTTGCATTCAAATGGGCGACAATGTATTCTGCCTTTGTAGTTATCGATATCACTGGTGGTATGGGAGTTTCTACCGCAAGAAAATTGCAAGAAATGAATTATAAAGATTTATATGTTGAAGGTACTAATGTTGCCGATAAATGGAAGTATAACCCCTCCACTATAGAGAAAATACCTGGTCTAAACTTTAATTCGAAGAGAGTTCAAATTGTAGCTTCTTTTGAAGAGGCTTTAAGACATAATTTTATTGTTCGTTCTACACGTCTTATGAACGAGTTAAATACTTTTGTTTATGTAAACGGAAGACCTGACCATATTAAAGGTCAACACGACGACCTTATTATGGCTATGGCCATGGCAATATATGTTGGTGAAAATTCTTTCACGAAACTTGAAAAGGTGACAGACCAAACAAAGGCTATGATGGAAAGTTGGTTGGTTAATGAAACTCCGGTAAAAAACTCATCTAAGGAATTCAATCCAAGTTTACCTGTAATGCCAGCCAATCAACACAATCATCATAGACGAATTGATGGTTACACTAAAAAAGATTATGAGGATTACGGTTGGTTATTTGGAGGTAATCGTAGATAACCTTTAATTAAATTAAGTAAAGTTTATATTTATTTAAAAAAAGATGGCTGATAATAACAATTTTACTATATGGCAAAGGTTGACTAAGGTATTTGGACCGGACTCTACCTTAGACCAACAAGCCCCAGTTTATAATTTTGATAAAAAACAAATATTAAAAACTACCGACAAAAAAGAATATGAGAGAGAGAAATTACAAGCTCAACAAACATTATATTTAGGTCAGCAATGGCAAAAAATCGAAAACAATTTATATACCCAAGCCGTTTATTATGAACCCACACGTTTAGCATCTTTTTATGACTATGAAAGTATGGAATATACTCCTGAAATTTCAGCCGCTTTAGACATTTATTCTGAAGAGTCTACCACTCCCGACGAAGATGGATATATATTACAAATTTATTCTGAAAGTAAAAGAATAAAATCAGTTTTAGCCGATTTATTTAATAATAGATTAGATATTAATACTAACTTACCCATGTGGACACGTAACACATGTAAGTACGGTGATAATTTTGTCTATTTAAAATTAGACCCTGAAAAAGGTATTATGGGAGCTCAACAACTACCTAATATTGAGATTACTAGACAGGAGAGAGGTATGAAGATTAAACCCGAAAGGAACTCAACTGAAAGTGAAAATGACTCATTAAAATTTTTGTGGCAGAATAAAGATATAACTTTTAATACGTGGGAAGTTGCTCACTTCAGATTGTTAGGTGACGATAGAAAACTACCATACGGAACATCTATGTTGGAAAAAGGTAGAAGAATTTGGAAGCAGTTGATACTATCAGAAGATGCTATGTTAATTTACAGAACGTCTAGAGCTCCCGAAAGAAGAGTATTTAAGATATTTGTAGGTAATATGGATGATAAGGATGTCGAACCTTACGTACAACGAGTAGCCAATAAGTTCAAAAGAGACCAGGTAGTCGATTCAAACAATGGAAATGTGGACTTAAGATATAATCAAATGGCTGTCGACCAAGACTATTTTATTCCCGTTAGGGACCCTAACGCACCTAATCCTATAGATACATTACCAGGGGCTCAAAACCTATCTGAAATCGCCGATATTGAGTATATACAAAAAAAATTATTAACTTCTTTGAGGGTACCTAAGGCTTTCTTAGGTTTTGAAGAGGTAGTTGGAGATGGTAAAAGCTTATCTTTACAAGATATTAGGTTTGCTAGAACTATAAATAGAATACAGAAATCTATGGTTCAAGAACTTAACAAAATTGCTATAGTTCATCTATATCTTTTAGGTTTTGAAGATGAATTGGGTAACTTTACTTTAGGATTACTAATCCGTCTGCACAAGCAGATTTATTAAAGATGGAGCAATGGACACAGAAAATACAACTTTATAGAGATGCTGTTACTGACCCAGGTAATGGTATTCTACCTGTTTCATCGTCTTGGGCTAAGAAGCACATTCTTGGATTTAGTGATGATGAAATTAAGTTGGATATTCAACAACAAAGAATGGAAAAGGCAGTTGCCGCTGAATTAGAAAAGACACCTGAAGTAATAAGTAAGACAGGTATATTTGCTAATATAGACAAGTTATATGGTAATAAACCTGGTGAAGGTGGTGATGCTATGGGTGACGAAACAACAGACTCCGGAGTAGGTGATATGCCAGGAATGTCAACTGGTGACTTAGGTGGTGACTTAGGTGGTGACTTAGGTGGTGATTTAGGTGGTGACTTAGGTGGTGACTTAGGTGGTGATGCCGGTGGTGATTCCGGTGGGGAGATAACTCCTGAAGGATTTATTAGTAATAAAGATTTAGATATATTATTAGAAGATGATTTTATTAATGGAAAAACTACATTAGACTTATCTAAAGGAAGACAGTCGTTAGGTGAAATTGAAGATAAATTGAACGCATTACTAAATGATTGATATTTATAAAATAAAATACCATGAATTCATTCGGATTAATAAAAACTAAAATCGAAACTTTTTTTGAAAAAAATTACAAAAAAAATATTTTTAAAAAAGGATTAAAAGAATTTAAACATTACGTTATAGATGATAAATCTATTTCTGAGGCTTATTATATATATGATGAGTTATCGTCACAAAAGGGATTAAATGAAAGTATAGTTGATGATTATATATCAGAATCATTTGAACAATTAAGAGATTTAATTGATAATAATCAAACTAAAATTAACTCTTTAGGTGAATGGATTGACGGGTTACTAAAAGAAAATGTGGATAATAGATATACCGATATTGATTATCAAATCTACACTAAAAACGTTGTGAAGAACTTAGAGTCTCTTTTAGAGTCTAAATTAAAGATTAAAAACAATTTATTAAAAACAATAGTAGTTAAAGAAAGTACATCAGTTAATCTACCTCTTTCAACTATGTTAAAAGTTGCAACTAAAACATTTAATGATGAGTATGTTACATTAAATGAGTCGGATAAGAACGAGTTAAAGTATTTTATTTCTTTAGATGGTAAATCATTAAAAGAGGAAATATCCAACACAAAAAACTCAGTAATAGAAAAGTTAAACAATAACCTAAACGAATCTACCGATACCGAATTAAAAGAAAAATTACAAAAAACTATTAATAAAATTAATGAGTCGGAAAATAGTTTAACGTCTTTATATAAATTAAGACAATTAGAAAGTGGACTTATTTCATGAGAAAATTTTTCACATCATTACTAGGTGACGTTGATGGTCAAAAATCATCAAAACGATTTGTTACTATAGTTGCATTTTTCATGATGTGTGTTGCATTTGTTGCAAATATATTTATGGACATTCCTCTACAAAAATACGTTTGGGATGGAATGATGTATATTGTAGGTGCAGGGTTAGGATTCACAACACTTGAGAAATTTTCAAGAACTAAAGGATTTGAAGAGTAATGTTAGAAGTGGTACTCTAACAGTTAAAGGTCGTTTCTTTTTTTATTTACGTATATAGCTTTTTTGTGTTCCTCCCTTCTTTCAACCGAAGGTTTCGTATACTCTTTATTTTCATTGATTTTCTGCATCTGTTTAGTTCTATAAACTTTATATTTATAGTTCTTCAAAGCGGCTTCAATATTCTTATTTTTTACCTTTACTATTAACATTATACGGTTTTATATAATATAAATATATGTTTTTGACATATTACCATTATTAAACTATATTTTATTTAAATAAATAAACTTTTAAAGTTATGTTATAATATGAAAAAAGGAAAAACATCACAGCTAAAATTATTTAGTGATGTGAAATGTCATTATGGGACGGTAGATGCAAAAAATTTAAAATCACTGTATATTGTATTACAGACGTGGGTAGAACCCATAAAAGAATTTGATAATTGGGAAAGAGCGACAAGTTATTTAGAAAAAACTATAAAACAGACATTACATGAGATTTGTGACCCTTTAGTATTTGAGAAATTTAATATAGTGGATTTAGACTTAAGGAGTAGTGGAATTCAAAAAGGTAAAAGGAGTTTTATGAACTTAGAAATAACTTTATTTGTTAAAGAGTCCACAGATTTTAAATCCCTAATCTTGAGGGAAAAAATAAAAGACATACTCAGAGCGGTCTATAAAGACAACATAAAAGGGATAAATTATTTCAAAGTACATAAGAGTAAATCGACAAAAGAGTTGGTCTAACATATTTATAATAAAAAAAGTATGAAAATATTAGGACCAAACGATATAGGTAAAGGTATTTTAGTTGAGTGGGATGCTGGGTCAATAAACCCTAATGACGGTAGGAACTCTAAAGTAATTAAAGAATCCTATGGTCAGTTAGAACACTCTAAACCCTTTGAGTTTTATGCGACTTTACAGAAATTTGATACACCAAATAGAAACGGTAGAGTATATCCTGAAAAAATATTAAGACGTGAAGCCGATAATTATAAAAAGGCAATCGAGAAGGGATTATCAATATCTGAACTTAACCACCCTGAATCTTCTTTGATTGATTTAGACCGTGTTTCTCATCTTATAACAGATGTGTGGTGGGAAGGTAACACTCTTATGGGTAAGATTAAATTACTAACCTCACCAGGTTTTCATGAAAGAGGTGTTGTATCTTGTCCCGGTGACCAAGCAGCTAACTTAATGAGACAGGGGGTTACTATGGGAGTATCTTCTCGTGGTGTTGGTTCATTAGTGAAGAAAGGAGAAAGAAATGAAGTCCAAGAGGATTTTGAATTGATATGTTTTGATTTAGTTTCATCACCTTCAACGCCTGGAGCTTATTTATTCTTAAATAAAGACGATAGAGGTAAGTATGAAGAAAATATTGAAGAAGAAACTCAGAATAGAGCTACTGAATCAAATGTAGATAGTAGTTTAGGTAAAAGTGTTGACTTAATGAAAAAGTTATCCGATTATTTAGGTTATTAAACCTTATTAAAAAAAATAAAAATGGACGAAAAATATTTTGTTGCTAAAGTACAGTATGACCTTCCTGATGAAAATTCGGGTAAGGTAAAAAAAATCAGAGAGGAAAAGTTAGTTAAGGGTTATAACGTAACTGACGTTGAGGCTAAAGTCACTAAAAACTTTAAAGATTTTGTTTATGACTGGAGAATTACTGCTTGTGTGGAGAGTAAAATCGATGAGGTGTATGAATAATATACTTTAATATAATATTTTAAAAATTAAAATCGGGACTAAAATCCCGATTTTTTTTTGCTATTAGTTATTAAAATTACGCTTTTTTACTAATTGACATATTTATATGTAAACTATAATAAACTTTTTTGCAAAAAAAATAAAATGGCAGACAAAAAAACACTAGTTGAGGAAGCTTTATTGCAGATGGAAAATCTACAAGAAGCCATTACAGAAAACGCAAAAGGAATACTTGCTTCTACTATGAAGGAAGAAATCAGTGAGTTAGTAAAAGAATCTCTCGAAGAAGAAGAGATTGAAATGTCTGATACAGAAATGTCAGAACAAGAAGAAGTTCTTGATTTAGATATTGATGTGGATGACGATGGAGAGGATGACATAGAAGACGCCCTTGAAGACTTAGGTCTTGATATGGGTGATGATATGGAATCTGATAACGACGAAGAGTTAGACTTGGGTGATGAGGAAATGTTAATGACTGATTTACCTGGTGATGATTTAGAAGTCGATGATGAAGAAGAAGTTCTATTACCACTTGATTTAACAGGTGCTTCCGATGACGAAATTTTAAAGGTCTTTAAGGCTATGGGTGAGGATGACGGTGTCATTGTTACGCAAGACGAAGAGGGTATTAATTTAAAAGATGATGAAGCAGATGTAGAATATGAGATTCGTTTAGAATCTGAAGATAAAGAAGAAGCTCTTGCAGAAATGGAAGAGGAGGAAGTAGTTTATGAAATTGAACTCGGAGAAGATGACGGAAACTATTTTGGTGACGCAGCTGAAGACGATTACTCACAAATTGAGAAGTTGAAGAAAGATGCTCACCACGATGCTGAAGAACATCACAAAGAGGAACATTACGAAGAGTATGGTGGTAAAAAAGGAGATGAGTCTAAGTCTCACAGAGATTACGAAGCTAACGAAGGTAAGTATGGTGGAAACAAAGGCGATGAGTCTAAGTCCCACAGAGATTACGAAGCTAACGAAGGTAAGTATGGTGGAAACAAAGGCGATGAGTCTAAGTCCC